AGCTTGGGTGCCAGAGACGGTGGAGGCGATGTTGGCCTGGAGCACACCCTCACCGATGCCAGAAGCAGCGGTGGGGCTACCAGCGTTACTGCGACCGAAGGAGATGACGTTACCGGTGGCGGCATACACGCCAGAAGCAACACGGCCATCACCCCAGCCAGAAGCCACGGACACCGCAGTGCGGTAAACGTAAGCAGGTAGGGTAGCGCTACCAGAGATCACCATGCCAGTGATGTCGGTGCGGGTGTCGTCATTCCGATAAGGGGAAGGGACGATCACATCAGCAGCGGCAACAGCACCAACACCAGACGTAGCAGTCACGGGGACGTAACCACGTTGTTGGAAGTAACGGTAGCCGGGGCATGCCAGCACAGAAGTGGGGCCGCCCTTGGAGCCATCATTGGAACCGCTGTCGTCGGTATCAATGTTTTTGTACCAACCGTTCAGAGGTTCTGCCCAGTTACCCGGGTAGATTTTTTTAGCGGACAAATAGGTCATTATCTTTTCCTATGGATGTTTATGGATAATTATCAGACGGTACCATCATCAGACACGAAGCTGAATGCGGTGGTAACAAAGTCCTTGTTCAGGATCTCGAAACCGGCATACAGTTGCCAGATAAGAATGATAAATCGGCTGAAGTCGTCGTTGTTGTTGATCAGCACCTGAGCATTCGGGCCGCCGATACCAACACCAATCGACTGAGGACCGAAGAAGTAACCTTGGGCAGCTTCTTGGCTGGTGTACGAAGAACCACCATCAAACGAAGTGGACAGGCTCTTGGTCGGGAAGTTGGTCGACTCGAAGAACTTAACGCCTTCAAACTGAACGCCGGTAGGCATCACGGGTTCACCAGCAAGGAAATAACCTTGGCCAGCTTGGGGACCCATGTAGAAGCTGGAGTTGTTAGGCATCATGGGGTTGCCCATGTACATGCCTTGACCAGGAGCACCAGCGTAACGAGCAATCTCGCGGAAGTCAGGATCACGACGCAGGTGCATCATGAAAGTGGGATCGCAGATGCAGCGATACAGACCATCGGAGAAGGTGGGGACGTTACGCTTACGCAGGTCCTTCACCACGTTCAGCAGGTCAGTGCGCACCTGGAACTGCTGCACCTCGGCGGTGTACTCAGCGGCGGTGTAAGAAACACGACCGGAACCATCTTTGGCTTTACCACCAGCGAAGTAGTAACCGCCTTGGTTGGTATCAGCTTGACCGTTAGCTTCGGCTTTGGCGAGTTCGTCAAGGAACACGCGGTCGCGCCAACGACGATAGTCGTCCAGCAGCGTCAGGCTACCGATGGACTGGTGGAACATATTAAGGTTGCCACTGTCCAGCAGCAGGCGCTGCGCAGTGATCAGAGTCTCACGCGCAATCTTAAATGTGCTGGGCTGAGTAGGATCGCCTGGGTCTGCAGGACCAGTGTATTCCTTAAGCACCACCAGGACTTTCTCCTTGGTGATGTTACGGCTGTTAGCAGTACCGATCGTTTGGTCGGCAATACGCTCACGGCTGTCCTTGGTACCAGGGGTTCCCCAGAACTTGTAGCGGTCCAACTGCACGGTTTGACCGGGCTGACGTGTGAAGTCGTGGACAACCACGGGCTCCACTGCCATTTCGGAAATGTAAGCAGGGTGGGGACGGTAAAGTTCCGCACCTAAAATCTTTGGAAAGTCGTTATCAATGAACACTTTGTTTTATCCTCCAGTATCGCAGGGGAGTGTTTTATCGGGTGAAAGATTCAGACATTGATATGTCTTATCTATCACAAATTTTAGCAGTGTGTAATTTATTTATCACACGTACTGCATAGTTGTTGTTGCAGCACGTGCACCAACGGTGTTACTGGAGCCGTATTGCTCCGGATCAACATACTGTTGTTGTGGTTGAAGGCCGGGAATACCCATTGCGTTTCCAAGATTAGAAACACCGCCGCCAAGTAAGCCACCAAGTCCGGCCGCAACCGGCATGGCGCCAAGGCCAATAGCTTGACCTGCGCGATTTGCTTTCAACAATGCTTCTTCAGCGGCCATGCGTTCCACAAGAGGAAGTGCTTTTTGATTAGCGGCTCTTGCGGTATCCATTGCACCAGCTTCTGCAGCCTTTATGCCACGAGACATGTAGGGAGCTGCTTCATTACCTAAGGCATTGATGTTCCTTCGGAGTGCAGTATTTTCTTGGCCAAGCCTTCCAATACCACCGCCAATAAGCGCACCAAGAGCGCCAGCGCCTACAGCCTCGGCAAGAATTCGGCCAGCGCCTTCATCTTCGTTATCTGTAACATTGCCAAGTACAGAGCCGCCTGCGGAGATCAATCCATAAGCAGCAGGTGCTAACGCAGCAGTACGAGCTGAATCTAAGGTGCCACCGGGCTGGAGAGAATCTCTTGCAGCCTGCATGGCGGCATCATATTTACCGGCCAAGCGCTGACGTAAGCCTGGGCCACTACCGCCAGGAGTAGAAGGTGCTGGACCAGCAGCACCCTCCATACCTGAAGAAGTGACCCGACCCCCACTACCAGAACCTGTTACGGAAACAGGACGACGTGAATTACGACGGGCCATGTTTTCACTCCATTACAAACAGTTTGTTAGCAACGGTTTGAGGCTGAGCTTGGTTCAGAAGGCGCCAGGCATTCTCGGGGCTGACATCCATTTGCTGCTTAAAAGTACCCCAGAAGTTTTCAGGCTGTTGGGGAGCGGAAGCAGCAGGAGGAGCGGGGAATTGACCCATGGCTTGCTCAATGGGAGTAGTGGGATAACCACGTGTCTCCAGCTGAGCTTCGTTCTCATACACAGGGCAAGGACCTTCAGGACCGAAGAACCGCAACGTGTAATCGCTGAGAACATCGGGGTTCGTCAGGATTTCGTTGTAAGCCAGATTCTCTTGGTGCTCACCAACTGCAAAGTTGGCGTAACCTTCGATCAAACCTTTGGCTTGGCTGCCCCAGGCAACAGCACTATCCAACATGGCTTCCAGTTGGAGGCCATAGTTATTTAGAATTGCCGGTGCTTCGAGGCCGTACGCGTCGATTACGTTTCGCGTCTCGTTGCTCCACCCCAGGTAATCCGCCACGTCCGCTAATGAGGGATTCGAGGAGGTTTGGGAAGAGTTGGGCGAGTAAACCTGGTTGGGTTGCGAGGTCTGCGGAACCGATTGTTGCGTAGCTGGGTTGCTGTACTGCTGACCGAAGTTCGCCGGGGCGTACTGAGTCGGTGTCTGCGACGGTTGACCCTGGAACGGGGATTGAACTGGTGAGCTCAGCAGCCCCACTACTTTGTTGAACGCCGACTCCCATGGGTTGCCCTGAGGAGCTTCCGGTTGGGATTGGGGGGCGTACTGAGTAGGGGCGGATTGGTAACTGGGGCTCGCCTGAGGTACCGCTTGGGGGTAACTGGTACCCACTTGGTACTGAATCGGAGCCGCTTGGTAAGCTGCCGGCGCTGCCTGAGGTGTCGGATTGCTTGCCACCACGTAGCTGCTCGGAGCCACCGCCACTGGTGCTTGGCTCGTCTGTGGGATCGATTGGACGGTAGCGTCCTGCATAGCTCATCTCCTTTTGTAAAGCTTCTAATGTTCGATACAGATATGGCGTTAAATCCAATCTTGGATCCGCAGCCATCGGGAGATCCGGTGCTTGCGGGTGAGGAGTCTGCATCATTCCCCCCACTAGTTTAGCGAATGAAGAGTATGCACCCTGCAATTCGTTCACCATCCTGAACGGGAACCCAGATAACATCTCGGCCCGCTCCTCATCCGTCTTAGACGGGAAGAGGTATTTCAGTGCTTCAATGCTATCAACACCTAATTCCTGCAAGTTTCTAACAACAATAGAGTTATTAAGAATGTCTTGCGTGGAATCTTCATATACAGGTCCCAGCCATCTCCACAAAACTGTAACGTCACCATCAGGAATAAGGCCCATCACATTAGGTGGGATCTGTTGCGCTTCTACGCAAGCCAACATCAATTTCTTGAGTTGATCGTTATAAGCTTGCATAGCCTGTTCGTAGGCTGCCAGCTCTTCCGGAGTAGCGTTTGGTGCGGTATCAACAGGCTTTTCGATGCCAGCGGCAGCAGCAAGTGTGGCCTTAAACAGCTGCTCTTCCTGGTAAAGAATCAGCTCAAGGCACCGACAGATGCCATGAGTATAAATAGCATTTGCCTTTTTCTTGGAGGTTGCAGCAACACGTCCAAACAAAGACTTGTACTCGGTTGCTGTAACACCTGCAGAGATAGATAGCTCGTCTACACCTCCTAAAGCAGTGCGGATTTCTTCGCGATATTGGCGTGCAAATGCGTTCTGATCGCCAGTAATCGCATCTGGGACAATGTAACCAACACGGTCGTTTGGTTCCAGGTTTGCAATAACTCTTGGGACTCGAATTTGTCCGTCTATGCCACGACTGACGGGATCCGATTTAAAGGTCGAACGACTTAAGCCGGCAGGGCTCGTGAAACCTGAGTTAGCAGCAATAGAAGGACGTTGTACTACAGAGTCCCCTCCGGCCTCCATAAGATCGGTTTTGGGCCGAGAAGAAAGAAGAGTTGGGTTACCAAAGAAAGTAATGTTTTTGCGCATTGTGCGCATCAATTCATCATGCGTACAAATAGCATTAGCAAAAGCATCAAATTCACCTACACCTTCCGTTGAAAATCCTTTGGGATTATTGAGGATTTCAACACATGGAATAAAACCAAGACTATTCTTTAGCTTTTTGGTGTCACCAGCCAGGGTATAGCTAGGCATCTCAAACGACATCTCAGAGTCAGAATGAGTTTCTTCAATTTCTTTTGCTTTGATTGAAAGGCGTATGTAACGCTTTGCGCCAGGGGAGCCCATTGATTGGGAGCCACTAAGGCTCGCTGTCATCAATTGGTCTCCAAAGCCAAAGCCCCGGCGTACCTTGTAACTGTAAATGATTACAACTTCGTCAAGCTCGCCATCTACATTGTAAAAAGCACGATACTCATGCTCGCGAAAATAATAAAGTCTGTAGCTTTGCTTGGTAGGACGAATATAAAAAAGCCCTTTACCGTCACAAAGAAAATATTCCCAGATGGAATCAAGGCGAATATCGAGCTTGTTGTACTTAATTACACGGTCAAGAAAGTCTTTGCGTTGAGCGCCAAAGTTATCTTGGGAAGGAAAAAATTCAACCCCTTGGCGAATCCCAAAGAGTTTCATTTGCGCAATATGTGACGCGACAATGCCAGTGTCTACGGAGGAGTCACCCTCCTTGTCAAGGTAGGTGTTAATAATTTCGTGAAGCCTGGCTTTAGCGTCGACGGCCATTATCTCTATTCTTGTTTAATGAAATGTTAGCAGTTTTATTAATCAGTAGACGGTTGCATTTTGGAAGCCGGCAGCAATGGCACCTGCGTTACCCATGGGAGCCATACCACCACCATATGCCATAGGGAATAGCTTCGCGCCACCGCCAGGAGTAATGCCCCGACGCTGCATTTCCTCAAGAAGCTGCTGATTGTCTGGTACGCTTTTCTGTAAACGACGGATTTGCTCTTCCGAACGTCCACCAAGAGCTCCTGATCCTTTATTGATATCAAAGCTAGGGTTACCAGCTAACCTTGCACCAGGGATGTTAGCGCGGATGACATCCGTAGACATTTGGCTTGGACCACCAAAGCCTTGGCTCTGTCCAAAGCCAGGGATATTAGCTGCCAATACGTCCGTAGACATTTGGCTTGGACCAGAGAATGCCATATTATTGCCAAGTCCGGTTCCATAGAAACCTCCTGGCTGAGTTTGATACCGCATCTTTATTCTCTCAATGTTTCTATCTTAATCCTCTATAACCTCGTACCCAGCAACATCATTAACTTTCGTCAGATAAATACCTGTTCCGTGTACGTCCCAATTAAGCACGTCCCCCTCTTGCCAACAGAGTTCTTCTGTTATTTCATCCGGCAAGGCAATGTACACGTCACCATTCTCGTCCTCTTGGACCTCAATGATGTAACTCATTTTGACAAAAGCTTTTCCATTAGCTTATCAAGTTTATTGTTGATTTCACGGAAATTATCGTGCATC